TACTGCACAAGGACTCTCAATTGCAACTCCATCTGGTTCTGGAGCGCAATTCCAAGCAAATGTTGTTGGATCGGTTACAAGCGTTCGTGTAACAGCAGGAGGAAGCGGATACGCAATTGCTCCTAATGTTACATTTTCCTCTCCAACCGATTTGCCTTCTGGAAGCAATCTTCAAACAGAAACGGCAACAGGATATGCAATTATTGTTTCTGGAGCGGTTACAAATGTTGTTATATTGAATCCCGGCAAAGGATATTCATCTGCTCCAACTGTATCGTTTGACTCTGGAGCAGCAACAGCAAGTGCAACAATTACAACTTCGTTTGTTTCTGGATTTACTAAAATTTCTGGTGGTTTTAATTACACAGATGTTCCTCAAGTTGAAATTACTGGAGGAGGAGGAACTGGAGCTACTGCAACAGCAACAGTAAACAACGCAAATCTTTCTATTTCTTCTATAACTCGCGTTGGAACTATTGCTACAGCAACAACTGCAACTGCGCATGGGTTTAGTTCAAACCAAACAGTAAGAATTACAGGAGCAAATCAAACTGGATATAATGGTGATGTAACAATTACTGTTCCTCAAATAAATACTTCAGTTTCATCAATAACTCGCGTTGGAACAATTGGAACTGTAACAACAACAACAAATCACAATTACAATACTGGAGATCGTATTACTATTTCTGGATGCACAGGAACATCTGCTGGATATAATACTTCTTACAATGTTGTTGTTACTGGGCCTACAACATTTACAATCAATGTTCTTTCTACGCTTCCTACTCCTGCTGTGGGAACAATTGTTTCTTCAATTGAAAACAATACAGCAACAACTTTTACATATACTGTTTCTAATACGCTTACAACTCCAGCAACAGGAACAATTTCAGTTTTTTCTGGCGAAGTAACAGGGATAAATATTGTCACCGCTGGAACTGGTTATACTACAACACCAACAGTGACGATTACTCCTTCAACTGGCGTATTTGTAAACTTTTCCTCAACTGGTGTATTGCCATCTCCGCTTGTTTCTGGAACAGCATATCGTGCGGAAACTCCATTAAGTGGACTTACAGGAACATTTACTGTTAAAAACACTAACTTTAGTGATGTAAACATTACTTCTGCTGGAACTGGAACATTTTACGTTGTTCTTTCACGCGCATTTGGAGTTGATTTTACAAATAATTGGCTTGGAGATTTTACAACGCTTGTAACTGGGCAACAAATTTACTTTGGAACTGATTATATTCTTCCAACGACATCTCCTGCAATTGATAATGGTGTAACTCCGTTTTATTTGAGCGTTGCATCAAACACGCTTGCAAAAGTATACGCAAACGTTGGATTGACAACGCTTATCAACATTGATTCGTTTGGAACTGGACAAACATATTACGCAATTCGGACGCAGGTTTCTCCTTCAGTTGATTCAAATCTAATCAAACCTGTAAATACTGCGTTCTTGACTGAAGATGAGGTTGTTAGATTTAGCACTTCTGGAATACTTCCGTTGCCATTGGTTGCCGGAACAAATTACACTATCAAAATTATTGGCGATTCCGTCCGTGCATATAGTGGAATTTCGCCAGTTGTATTGACAAGCACAGGAACAGGGCAACTGAGCCTTGATATTATTCGTGATGTCATAGTTCAACCATCAAACAACATTGTTGCAGATTCATCGCTCTACGAGACAGGAACAGTGCTTGTAACTCGCGCAAAAGAAGGAGACACGTTGCCAATTGGATTGTTGCCAAACACGAATTATTATGTTCGTCGCATCGATAACAATTCTTTCGAGCTTTACGACACGCTTTCTAATGCGCGTAATTTGACTTCGACAACTGGACGCAGAACTTACACGACAACAGGCAATTCTGTGTCATCCACGTTCTTTGTTGATGCAATTTCTGATCCAATCTTTGTAAAGAGCGTTGCACATATTGAAAAGCCTCTTACTGATGGATATGTTAGTCTTTACGCATGGGATTACGGACGCAGCAACGATATGACGTTGATTGGTCAATATCATCCTACTGAAATTAATCCAAGCTACCGCAGGATTCGCATTGGCAAACCTTGTGCGTGGGCAAGGATTATTTACAAGGTTAGCAATCCAAGCATTTCGAGTGTTTATGACTATATCCCGCTTGAACAAGAACGCGCAATTATTGCTGCTGTTCATGCCGTAGACTTGGAAGACAAGGATTTTGCTGATCAAGCTATGCGCTATTGGCAGATTTCATTTGGATATCTTAAAAACCAACAAGAATCAATTGATGGTCATGCTATGGCAGTGCCGCAAATCAATTCCGTTTGCTATGCGGAAGGTGATGGTGCTGACCCTGTGATGTGGTAACATGAAATCACCGCAAATTACTTCTGGACGGCAGTTAAAAACAACTACTGGTTGGACTCAAGGCGTAAACTCGGTTCGCAATCCGTGGGCATTGCCAGAGAACCAAGTTAAATGGGCTGTTAATTGTCAGTTCCGAGGTGGAATTGCTCAAACCAGACCGGGGCAATCAATGCGTTTGTCGCTACCTCCGGGGAATTTTCAAGGCGGCATTCTTTTTCTTGCAAACAAGCAATTCAAGGCGGCAAGCGAAACAACATCTACGCAAATTTACGGAACAAATGGTGAAGGAGTTGAAGCTAATGAATTGCCATACATCGTATTTGCTGTAAACGGCAAGGTTTATTGGAGTCCATTCCCACTAACACAACCTCAAGATTGGAAACCATTCCAATTGACCAATGTTTCGCTTGATCCAAATGTTTCACAATTTTGTTTCACGCTGGCAACCAAATCAGCAAACATTTCGACTGGTGGTGATGTTTCCGTGACTCCTTCGCATCGCGTTCTATTCATTCAAGATGGTGTGAACGCTCCTGTTTATTGGGACGGATCAAATACTACTGGAGTTCAAGATGCGGACGTTCCAATTGGGTTTTGGATGGCGTATTCTGGCAATCGACTTTGGGTTGCTAACAAAAACATCGTGCTTGCATCTGATCTTGGAGATCCTACAAGCTGGCAGGAACGCACAACAGGATCAGGACGTGGAGACTTTTCGTTCACTCGACCTGTAACTGCGCTTGTAAACTATGTAGGTCAAAACAACGATCAAAAGTTGTATGTGTTCACAGATCGTGAAACATATGCTCTTTCCAGCGGAATTTACGATAGGGCAGCATGGGGAACAACGCCTAATTTTCAAACTATTTTGTTTGCGAATGTAGGTTGCATCGCCGGTAAATCTATCGCATTTCAAGCAGGTCAAATGTGGTGGTTTTCGCAAGGCGGATTGGTTTCAGCGGACGTTGCTGGAAATGCTTACTTGTCATCTCAAGTCTTATACAAAGACGTTGAAATGGTGCGAGCGAAAGCATACATGGCAGGAGATCAAACGGGAATTTGCGCGACATCATTTGAGAATTATTTGCTTTACAGCATTCCGTATCTTGAGCCGCTAAATTCAGCTACAATGGTGATGGATTGGGCAGTGGCAGCGGAAATGGGATCAAGCCGACAACCTGCATGGTGCGGAGTTTGGACAGGAACAAGACCAGTTGAATGGACTACAGGCATTGTAGACGGGCAACCTCGTTGCTTTCATTTCTCCGTTGATTATTCCGCGACCAACGATGGTTCTTACATTTCACTTTGGGAATCATTCACCTCAAATCGCGTTGACTCATATTTGAGCATCAATGCGGATGGTTCAACAACTGAACTATTCAATCGCATTTACTCGCAAGTCGAAACTGCGCTTCTTGGTGACGGCATGGACTACAAGCAGTTTGTTTATGCAGAACTTGAGTGTTGCGAGATTGGCGGCACAGCAGATGTTAAAACGTCATATCGAGGAAGCAAGGGGCCATATCAATCAATCCTTGACACGCGCATTCTGGCAGTAACAGAGGACTATCAATGGCAAGACACTCCACTTGCTCCAGAGGTTGAAAAATTTGGTTTTCTAAACACTCAATATCGTCGTTTGATTACTGAATCAACAACTCGAAATGCGGTTGCAGAAACGTGCGAATCATATCTCACAACGGACATAGACAAGGGCTTTTCTATACTTGTCGAATGGTGCGGAGAGTTCGGGGTAGAAACAATTCGAATGTTTCAAGACCCATGGAGTGAAAGGTCAACTGGTGTTCCAAATTCAGATGAAAAAAAATC